CCAGATCCAGCGCAGCGCCGGGTAGGTCTTAGCCAGGAGATGCGCCACCCGCTCTTCCAGGTGCCTGGCCGAATCGTTGCGCCAGAGCGAACACATGGCCACGCGTGGGTAGGTCATGGCTTGCGTGCCCTCATGCGGATCTCGTGTGGATCCTGGGGGCTGTGCGGCTGCTCCTCAAGGTCGACGAAGCCCGCCATGGCGAGCAAGATCGCCAGGGTCGCCACCGTATAACCCCAGCGGTGCTGCTGCGCCGGCTCGGGGTGCGGCGAGTAAATGTTACGCAACACCGCCAGGTCGCCCTTCAGGAGCGTGAGCGCACAGGCTGCCATGTCCGGCACGGCCACCAGCAGCTCGCCGCCCGGCTTTAGTACCCGGTACAACTCGCCAACCGCCTGCACGGCCTCGTCGGGCAGCAGGTGCTCGAGCACGTGGTAGCATTCCACGCCGTCGCAGCTGGCGTCGGCAAACTGCAGCGACCGGATGTCGGCGACCACGTCGGCGATCGGCAGGATGTCGGCCCGCAAGGCGCCCGGGTGTTCGGTGCGCGGCCCAAATGATAGCCAGGTCATGCAATGGCCTCTCTTAGCGCCTCGCAGACGGTGCGCACGTCGCCTTCGGAAAGCGCCGCATGCGTGGGCAAACATAGCCCACGGTGACATATGTCCTCCGCAACCGGGCGGCTGACGCCGTCCTGGTACATGGGCAGTAAGTGTAAAGGCGTAAACATGGGTCGGGTTTCGATGCCTTTGGCCGCCAGGCGCTCTGCCACCATCGTTGGCGTGACCGGCGCCGGCCCGCTTCCTCCGGGCAGCTTCACTGCCACCATCCAATTGGCCGGCCTGGCGCCATGCGTCAAAAGCTGGACGGTGACCCCTAGCGGCAGCTCGGTGTGATACAGATAGGCCACCCGCTCCCGCTGGCGCAGGTGCCACTCGATGGTCTCGAGCTGCGCCAGTGCCACGGCCGCCTGCAGGTCGGTCAGCCGGTAGTTGTAGCCGATCACCTCATGATAGTACCGCCTCTCCCCCTGGCCCTGGCCGCGGTACAACCGCAGTCGTTCGGCCAGGTCGTCGTCGTCGGTCGTCACCACGCCGCCCTCGCCACAGGTGACGATCTTGTTGCCGTAGAGCGAGAAACAGCCGATCTTGCCCAGGCTGCCAGCCCGATGCCCGCACAATGAGGCGCCCAGGGCCTCGGCCGCATCCTCCACGATCGGATAGCCCAGGCTGGCCCAGGCGGCCGCGGCTGCCGGGTGCCCAAACAGATGGACGGGCACGATCGCCTTGGTGCGCTGCGAGCAATAGCGGCGCATCCAGGAAACATCCATGCACCAGGTCTCGGGATCCACGTCGACGATCACCGGCTTGGCCCCGCAGTAGCGCACCGCATTGGCCGTGGCCACAAACGTAAGCGCCGGGACAATCACCTCGTCTCCCGGTCCCACACCCAACGCCAAGAGCGCCAGGTGCAGCGCCGCCGTGCCGCTCGACACGGCGATGGCGTGCCGGGTGCCCACGTAGGCAGCAAACGCCGCTTCCAGGCGTTCGACGAACGGCCCCATGCTGAGGCGATTGCCCTCGAGGGCCTCGAGCACGTACTTGCGCTCGTTGCCGTGCAGCACCGGCTCACTGACGTGGATCACTCAGCCTCCTCCAGGCGAAAGCCGCAATTGAGGACCCTGGACGCCAGCTTGAACAGCTGGAGCGCGATCCACATGCGCAGGCGAAATTCACGCGTCAGGCGAACCGTGACAACCAGCGTCGTCGTCTGATCGAACTTCCGCATGCGGTAAGTGCTCTCCAAGTCGGCCATCACAGCACCTCCATGCACACCACCCGCCGGCACACCTCGAGCGTCCGGGGCGCCAGGATGGCTCCCACCTCGAGCGTCCGGCTGCCGATCTGGATCCGGTCGGTAACTTTCACATCCGTCTCTGCCGGCAGGGTCACGAACCAGGGAGAGATGGCCTGCAGCTTGGCGGCGATCTCCCGCTCGGCGCCCGTGCCGTTGGGGGCGATGCGACAGTTGGCCGTGCCCGCAGCCTGCCAGCTCGTGGTGCCGCCGCCCTGGCCATCCGAGACCCAGGCCGGGCGCTGGATGACGGCCGTCTCGCTCAGGGTGAGGGCCACCTCGGCGCGCGCCGCGATCAACTCGCTAGCGGATAACATGCGCGACCCCGGTCATCAGGATGGGCGGCTCGTCGCACCCACCCATATCAGAGCGCTCCATACGCACGGTTCTGGGCCACTGCTTGCGCCGGTAGAGCTGCGACAGGTCAGTCAGTGCCCTGGCCTTCTGCGAGCGGCTGAAAGACTGGCCGTCCGAAGAGAAGTCGAAGGCCAGCTTCTCCTTGGCCGCCCATTCCTCGAGCACGTCCGCCGCGGCGCCGTACACGTCGTAGCAGGCGCCCGTGATCAGGACCGGGGGCACCTGGCTGGTCGCAAACGTCCAGTGCCCGCCGTTGCGATCGGCCGTGGCCGGCGTCACCGGGTTGTACCCGCCGTCCACCAGCTGCTCATTCGCTTCCCAGTCGCCGCGCTCCGAGTAGTAATCCAGGTAGGTGACGATCCCGCCCGGCCCGATCGTCTCCTGGGTCACCAGCTCCTGGTAGCGCACCGGCCGGCGCCGGCGGTCCAGCGCGTCCTGCAGCTCCTGGTCGCTGAATGTCGGGCTCGAGCCCGCCGGGTCGCCGATCAGAAGCCGTACTCGGGTGATCAGTTCCGCCATGCTGGCACGTACAGCCATGATTGCTGCTCCATTAGGGGGCGCCGATGAAGGTGCCCCCGGTCACCCTGCCCCCTAAAGGGGCTACTTCCGCATGATGTAGCCGAGGCGCTTCTTGTCCTCGGCGAAGACGGTCCCGCCGTGAAGCAGGAGCCCACGCACGGCCGAGGCGAACGTTGTTTCCAGCCGGATGGCCTCCACCTCGCGCAGCTGCGCGGCGTAGCTGATCGGGTTGCCCTGGCCGTAGGGCATATACACCGTGCCGCCATTCGAGTACAGCACCGCCGACTCGTACACGTCGAAGCCCGCGATGCGCCCGATCTTGCCCAGCGCACCGGACGGCCCGCCGGCGTTGCCGTTCTGCACCATGGCGTCGCCCAGGTTGCCGGCCTTGATGAAGTGGACGGTGTCCTGCAGGAGCAGGGCGGTCGTGTCGGGATCCACCGCCAGCCAGCGCCCCGTCTCCGGCACGTTGTTCTTGGAGAGGTAGGTCCTCGCCTTGACGATCAGCTGGTAGATGCCGGTGGTCGTGGACGTGCCGGCGTCCAGCGTGATGGCCGTGCCGCCGTTGGAGATCGCCAGCGCGGTGCCGGCATAGGTCGCGGCCAGCGTCCAGAGCTTGCTCTCGACGGTGTTGTTGAGCGTCACCGCGGCGCGCTGCGCATATAGGTCCAGCGCCGACAGGTCGTTCTGGGCCTTCTCGACATCGTCGACCTTGAACGCGAAGTACTGCGCGTCCGAGATCGTCATCGGTTCCTTGGTGGGCGCCAGGTCCTGATAGGTGATCGTGCCACCCTTCGACCAGGCGCCGACGGTGGGCGTGCCCAACGTGCGCACCTGGACGGTGTCGCCCACGCCCTGGATCTCGCCCTCATAGTCCGTGTTGGCGAACTGGAGAGCCTGGTTGATCTGGTCGATGTTGGCGATGATGCGCTTCGACCAGGCCTGCGCATTGAAGGCGCTCAAATCGTTAGCCATGGTTCACTCTCCCGGGCCCGCCCCGGGGCCCGCTCTACACATGCCAGCGCCGGCGTGTCCCTGCCGACAGCTGGCCGTCGATCTGCTCCTCGATACCCGAGGGTTTGCCGGCCGGGTTGGCCGGCGAGCTGCGTGACCCGCCCGCCTGGCTGTTGGCCTGGCCGGTGGAGGCCTGCGCCGGCTGGGTGAAGAGCTGCGGGAACTTGCTCTTGAGCTGCGCCCAGTCCACTTTGCCCTTGTCGTCGATCAGGCCGTCGCCCGAGGCCGCCAGATAGGCCAGCTTCAGGTTGTTGGCCCCCTGCCGGTGCGCCTCGTCGTAGAAGTTGGACTGGCGTTCGGTGGACGCCAGTTTGTTGGCCAGCTCGTCCAAGGATTTGCGCGCGTCGGAGTCCTTGTCGAGCTTGCCGGCTGTATCCCGCAACTGGCGCTCGAGGTCCTTGCGCTGGGTCCGCTCGCTGTCCAGCGCGCTGCGCAGTCCCTGCGTGTGCGTGCCGAGGAGCGTCTTGGTCGCCTCGTCCTGGCCGGCCAGCCACTCGTCGTAGGTGGTGGGCTTCGGCGCCTGGCCTGTCCCGGCCTGGCCGCCCTGCCCGTTGTCGGCCGGCGTCACACCGGTCGGGTTAGTTCCGGGCGTCCCGCCCGGCGTCTGGTTGATCACTTCCGCCATCTCGGCTTGCTCCTCGGGGCCTCTCGCCCCTATTGCTTCGCCCGGTAGTACTGCCGGGCGTTTTCCCCCAGTAGATCCTTGAGCGATGCCTCGCGCAGCATCTCGCCGTACACGGCATCGTCGTAGGGCCGCGACAGGTCCTGGAAAGAGAACTTGCCGTCCCGCCAGGCCTGGTACATGCCATCACCCATCAGCTGCCGCTGTTGCGCTTCCGTTTGGCCCCGGAACCAGTCCTCGCCGGCCGGGATCTGCGGGCGGTTGTCGGGCAGATCCAGCCCCAGCGATTGCCAGCTCACCGTTTCAGGCACGGCCACGCAGCGCCCCGAGTGGTGGTCGTTGAGCACCTCGTCGGCCGTGTGATGGCTCCCGTGCTTGGCGATGCAGCTCATGCACGTGCGGCCGTCGCCGTTCTCCATCGCGCTGTGCCAGATCCAGCCCGGCGTGATCTGCGAGTTGGCCACCATCGCCGCCCGGTTGGCCTCGCGGTAGGCCCAGAGCTGCGCCGTGCGCGAGGTGTTGAGCGACCAGTTCAGCCCCTGGCCCAGCTCGTCCCGGATCACCCGGGCCGCCCTTCTCGGGTTCCAGCCCAGCCCCACCGAGGCCACCAGCCGCTCGCCGACGGCGTCGGCCACCGCCTGGCCCAGCTGCTTGGTCAGCGCCTGGTGCAGCGGGCTATCGTTGCCCAGGAAGCCCACCATCGTCTCGACCGCATCCGGGTGCAGCCGGGTGAACGATGCCCGCAGCGTCGCCTGTAACGGGCTGGGCACGCTCAGCAGTGTCAGCTGCTCCCAGTGGGTGAGACCGGTCTGGATCATCTGCCGGGCGCCGGCATCCAGCTCCAGGTCGGCAAAGCCGCCGTAGCGTGACACCTGCTCCAGGATCTGCGCCTCGAGGCTGCGGTAGGCCGCCAGGCGGTGCACCTGTCCGGGCGTCGGGTCGGGCAGGGCGTCAATGGCGTCAACCAGGGCCTGGATGCTATCCTGCAGCCTGCGGTACACGCCGCCGTAGGCGTTGACCAGGCGCACGGCCCGGTCACGCTCGCCGGCCAGGAGCTCTGCCCGGAAGCGCTGCGCCGCCGTCAGGACCGGGTGACTAGGCGCCGGCAGAGCCACTTGTCACCGCTTCTTGCCCCGTCTGCATTTGGGCTTGGGCATTCTGCCCACCCGTCATCGGTTGCGGGCGAGCCGCCATCCCCGGCAGATTGCCGGCCGTCCCGCCGCGCTCGAACGCCTGCAGTAACCGTGCGCCCAGGTTGTCCTGCCCGGCGCCCTCGTTCTCCATGCGGCGCTGCTCCTCGTCCCAGTCCAGGTCCAGGTTGGTGGCCGCCGTCTCCTTGGACTCCACACCCATGCTGACCTTGCCCTGCTCGGCCGTGACCTGCTCGGCCTCGTTGACCGGCAGCGGGTAGGACCAACGTGGTTCGGGCCGCACGTCGCGCAATCCCAGCATCATCAGCCCCCGCCGGCCCACTTCGGCCAGGCCGGCGCCGTAGAGCCCCCGCTTCATGGCCAGCTTATCCAGGGCATCGTTGAAGATCATCTGCAGCCCGAAGTTGGTCATGTTGCCCAGCTGGTCCTTGATGGCCGCCATGTCGACGGCGTTGTGTTCGGAGTAGAACCCTTCCCGCAGGAAGGTCATGAAGGCCATGCTCGAAGCGAGATCGCTCTGCATCTCCAGGTTGTACACCTTGGCATCCGGGTTGGGCACGGTGAAAAAGCCGTCCACCGGCGTCTCGACGACTTCATTCGGTTCCATCCCCGTCCCGATCGTCTTCGGGTGCGCGTGCTGCTTCAGGATGCGCGCCGTGTTGGAGGCCACGAAGTTGAGCGAGTTGTTGAGCCCGGCATTGGTCAGGTCCGGGATGCCGTAGAAGTCCTCGGTATTGGGTAGGTTCTGCCAGTCGACGACCGGCGCAAACGGCCACGGCCAGCTCTCCTCACCGGTCAGCGTCCAGGTCATGGCGCCCTTGCCCCGGCTCATGTCCCGGATCAGCCAGCGCTCGCCCTCGGGCTCCTGGCGCACGATGTCCTGCCGGCGCCAGCTGCCGTTGCCCTGCTCCCACTTGATCATGTAGACCAGGACCTGCTCCCAGTCGTCGGGCAGCCAAAAGGCGCTGACGAGCTCACTGCGCAGTGCCACAAAGCGCACC